CATCGCCGCCGAAAGCGTCTTTGCCTATAGCACGGCCGCGATAGACAAGCGTCACTGCCTCGCCTTTCATCTGTGCGCCTCCGGCCGGATAGAGCCTATCCTCATGCCGCGCAGCCCGAGCCGTTTAAGCTGGTTGATATTTGGCTTGCACAGCCCCGGCTGCGAACGGAAAGAAAAGCTTTCGGTAAATGACCCTGCCGTCTGGGTATGCTGCGAGACATCGCCATATTCTTGCTGCGTCATGGCGCCGTGGGCTATCTCACAGGTCACAGTCCGGTAAACTGTCGCCTGGACTTCGCTAAGCTCCGTCAGGCCGCCTGCAAGCTGGATGGCCGCAGAAGCATCCGCCAGCAGTATTTCAGCCCGCGCCGCCTCCGCTTCCGTCAGCTCCCCGTACCGCGCTACCAGGTCGTCAACTGTCGCATAAACCATTTCTACTCTTCCTCTTCCGTTTCAGGCGGTATGCCCTCAGGCTCTTCTTCCGCGCGTACCCAGCCATTGGCAAGATGCGCCGGGACAAGGGCTTCCGGGATGTCCTGAATGGCCCCCGTTGCTTCATACCTCAGTTTTTCCGTCTTCATCGCCGGCCACCTCTTTACCCTTTCCGCCTTTATCATCGCGGCGTACCGCTTTTGGCTTTTCCTGCACCCAATCAGGCGACTTGACAGGGGAGGCGACGTCAATCACCGCCCCTGTAGTCTTGTTACGGTACTTCATAACTATTCGCCTGCTTCGATGAGCGCGAAATAGGCCGGGATAAGGATGCCCCAGCCGACATAGGCCTCAGCCCTGACGTAAATCTGGTTGTGGCCTTGCAGATCGCCCGTCACCTCGTCGTTGTCAGGATTACCATATTCGATAATCTTCATCGGTATCTGCTTCGCGTAGCCCCATTTGAAGCTGTTTGAAAAGTCACCGGCAATGGCGCGGATACCCGAACCGCCGAAGGCTATTGTTGGATTCGACGTGACGGGCAGGCCGTTGATTGAGCCTACCTTCTGGCCCCATGCAAGTTCGGGGAACAGCTTGCGGCCTGTGCTGTCCTTCAGCGCCGCAAGGCTCGAGCGGAACGCCGGGGCAAAAGCCGCGCCGGAAATATTCCCGTCAGCAGCTTCCACAAGCGCAATAGCCGCTTCCATGTCGTTGTCCGGGTTCTCGGTCAGCTCCACGATCTGCGTTATCTTCGACTTGAAGTTGTTCCCGCCGATCAGCGCGGACGCAACGCCCGTGCGAGGGTTAAACCCATGAATGGCCGCAATGTCGATACCGCGGGCAATCTTCTTGGCAAACCCTTCCGAAAACGCCTGCAAGACGTTGATCTGGTATTCCTGTGAGCCATACATGAACTCATCAGAAATACGGGCGCCGTACTCGAATTTGAGCGGCATGATCGTCACAGGCTCAATCGTGACGCCGCCATGCGACTTTGCGCCGGACTCCGCCACGATGTCCACTTCCTTGTCAAAAGTGAACGTGAACTCTTTTGAGCCGTTGAACGGTATCGGGCTCGCGCCTGTAAGCTGCGCAAGGGCAGATTCACCCTTGACAAGGTTTATAAGTTCCGGGATCAATACTTCCGGGAAAAGCGACCCTTTGTTAAGTGGTTGTGTCATTTTATTATCCTCCTGTTAATTGAGCGGCCAGATTTGCATATTCATTTCCGCTATCCGGCTTGAAATTTTCGCCTCTGTCACTCGGGATAATTGGCTTGGCGGGGCCTTTCGGAAGCATGGACACAAGCGCGTCAGCCTTTTGCCTTATCTCTTCAAGCGTTTCGCCTGTGAGTAATGCATCGCTGCTTTCGGGCAGGCCTTTTTCCTTTCGGACTTCTGCCCGCCATGTAGCCGCCTGCGCAGCCTTTTCGTAAGCTGCAACCTTGGCTTCTGCCGCTGCCGTCTTTTCCAAGGCCTTTTCAAGTTCGCTTTTATTCGCGTCCTCGATCTCGGCAAGCTTGGCCTTTATCTCTTCGTAGTCCCCGTACTTCGCCTGCATGTCAGCTTTTTCCTTTTGGATAAGCTTGGTGACATAATCCTGAGTGAATGTTTTTTCCGCTTGAACCTGCGTGGCTTTTGTTTCCACCTGTTCCCCCGGTGTCGGTGCAGCCGCTTGAGCCTGCGTGGCTTGATCTGTCATTTTGAATCCCCCTTTTCAAAAAATGGCAATAAAAAAACCGCCCCGAAGGACGGTTGACGACAGTATTTATTTAGTTTTGCGCAATAAAAAATCCCGCCTCCCCGGCGGACGCTTACGCGCCACTCCATCCGGACCAGGGGTACAGGATTAAACATATTGTATTATCTTTTTTCCAAAATGTCAACAACGCCACTTCCTTTCTGAACGATAACGACCCTTAACCCTTGATATCTCATCTCGATCCCTACTTTGGCAAGCAGCTCTAACTCACCCCCAATATAATTGTCGATATTTATTATCACGCCTCCATGGTCGGTCTGCAACGCGGCTTTTTCCAATCTTGATTCAATTCCATTCAGCGATGAAGCCGTTTTTTGTTCCCATTTCTCCCCGCTCCAAATATAGTCAGGCGTCATCATGTCGCGCTCTCGCCGGACAAGCGCCATGTCGCCCCCATAGTTATTAACCGCCCAAGCTGCCGTATCTTTTTCGACCTGCCCGCCATGCTGTAATGTCGATACGTCCAGCCCTTTGCTCCCTGGCATAGAAAACGATTCATGTCGGCTGACAAGCTCAGTATTTGGTTCCCCATTGTTACCTAATACTCTTACCCGGACATCACCATCAATTCTTCCCCGATTTACATCTACCTTGTTAGACCAATCAAATCGCTCGAAACTTCCCCCGTCGCCTCCATTGCCTGAACCGTCATTGCCGCTGCCGCCTAACGGGTTGCCGCTGATTCCATGTCCTTCTTTTCTGTCCGGCCTTTCACCTATCCCTTCCCCTCTTTCATACAGCTCATACAGTTTCTCGGGGTCATATCCCTCAATTGATGGCTCCCCCGACACTGGCGCAGGAATCATCACGCAGTCGCAAAAATTGTGGTTGGCGCTCGCTGCCGCATCTTCCGACCTGTACGCAAAACCCCTCGACGCAAGCATGACACACCACGGGCAAGTGTACGAGCCCGTAGGAACACGCGCCCAGCGTTCAGCATTGGCCATTATAGTATTGCGGTAACCCCTTTTTATCGCCTGGTCCATAGCCCCGTCAAGGTAAGACGGGTGTTTATCCCCCGCCTCAACCGCACTCACTATAATGCCCCTAACGTCAAGCGTGTCCCAAATATCAGGGACTTCTTTTATCGGAAGGCCTTGCGCTTCCAATACCTCAAAAGCAATAGCCTCGGCGCATGTCCCGCCCTTTATTGCCGTGTTGTAAAACACCTCTTCCAGTCTTGCAAAATAAAGAGCCTGTTCGGCCTGCTTGCCACTCTCGTAAAGCGGGTATAGTTTCCAAATTTCATCCTTTAGTTTTCCACGGCCCCATGCCGATAACAGTTTTAGCTCACTCGAAATCTTGGCTACGTCTTTAATTTTGTCTATCACGAAACCACTGCCTCTGCTTGTGCGGACATTTCTTCTGCAATTTCCCTGAACGTATTCCGGGCAGCAGCACCTACCCATTCAGCCTTCATGCGCATTATCTGGTCTGCCGTATACCCAAGCTCTTCAAGCGCAACTGTCGTCTGCCCTATTTCCGGGATAGCCGCTACCTGTTTCACCATTGCGTCAGACTGCGATACCACCGACGGCCTTGCCGGGTTCTTGAATTTCGGCGTGATGGTTTTCCACTCGTCCGGCATTGCCTCAATGGATGGGTACCCGCCTAAAATAGCCAACGCCAGAAGCCCGATATTTTTAAGCGCGTTCCCGTTTGTCGTATTCAGGCTTTCAGCTTCAAGTATCAAGTCTTCCCTTGCCGCGTGGATGCCCTCTGCCGACGCCGGGTTATCGTGGATAATACCCAGTGACGAGATAGGAATGCTTGTCTCACCTGAAAACTCTGCCGCCAATGCCCGCATCTGCTCTGTCAGCGGCGTAAGCTGCATCTGCGGAAGCTGCCCATATTTCGGCATATCGCCTTCCTCATCCTTGCTCACGGCAAAAATGTTATATATATACGCTTCCCACTTTGAGCGCCCGTCAAGCACCCCTTCTTCCGCGCCCAATAGATACCTTTGCGGCGCACTGAAAAACTCGCCGGCTATGTCCATCCTAAGCGCACAGCGCATAGCTCTGTCTATTATCGACATTGCCGCCCTGCTTATCCGTGACGTGCCAAAAGGCTTTGTCAGCGACGGGTTATAAACCAATGCCTCCATGAGCGGCCTGCCGTAGATATTTTCTGTCTTGCGCACATCCCAGCTTGACGTACCCTTTTCGCATTCAATGACTGTATCGTCGGTGTAGACGGTAAATGCCGTAGGATCAGACGCTTCTACGCCGTACTCTTTCGGAATTTTTGTTATCACCAGCCCAGCCGAAATCCGCTTTTCCCTTGCGTTCCATGTCGCTGCGGCTTGTGTTGCGGCATAGGCGTTTAGTATGACCGGCGGCTCGCCTTCCGCGCCGGCCCCGATAGTCACAAACGCGCACGAGTTTGTGAGTTCGGAAATTGTGGCCTGCCTGTAAAGGTCAAAGAAATTGTTTGCCCTGAGCGTATCTACAAGCGGGTCGTCAATCCCTTTATAGACAAACCCGTCAAACCTTGAACGTACCGCCAGCTCGTCAACGGCCTTTGCGCCCCAGCCAAGATGCACGTTGGAAAAGGACGCCAGTTCAGGCGGCAATGTAATCCCCAGGTTCCTGACATGGTTTTTCCCTTCATAGTACCGGTTTCTGAGCCAGTTACGGCTGCGCTTGTCCCGCCACACTTTCAGCAATACCTGTATCAGTTTGTTGTCGTCGCCTGTAATGTCTGGATGCCTTATTTCCATAACTCTCCTACCATACCGTCTGCTTCGGCCTTTTCGGCTTAGGCTTCCTGTTCTTGCTCCAATAAAGGGCAAGCGCCGCGGCTTCCGCAGCTATCAATTTCCCTGCGCGGCTGATAAAGCCGAACCCGCCGCCGCCGCTGTTCACCATGTATTTGTCCAGAGACAGAAGCGACGCTTTCAGCGGTTCTTGCTCTACGTGTTTTAGCGCGCTATCGCTCATTAAAGTGTCAAGCAGCGCATTTGACGCTATCTTGCTGTCATGCCTGCATATCTCAATCAGCGGCGGCGGGAACAACCCACAGGCCCCCGCGTCGCCTATCAAATTAAGCGTCCCGGCCTTTCCATAGGCTATAGCCCCGACAAACCCTTCATGAAGGTTGAACGACGCTATTATTTGCAGTATCTGCGCCGTCCCTTTTTTCGTACTCGCCAGGTCTATCAGTTCCGCGTATTGGCTGCCGTCTTTTAAGACCGCCCCGAAACAGGCCGCCCAGCTTTCGCCGTCCTGCGCGTAAACTATCCCGACCGCAAAACGCTCGGTCTCTTCCGGCGCCGGCCTTGCGTCTATAGTCCCGCCCGCCCAGTTGTCGTCTTTGTACACTGTGTTACGGACGCCTTTGTACCAGTACCCCAAATGCTCACGGGCAAAAGTCTCGCGGTCCATGACACGCGCATTCCCGCGGATGATGTTTTTGTTTATCCGGTAGTTCCACGCCGGGTTGACTCGTTCCCACGTTTCCGGGCTGCCCACATCGTCTTTTTCAAGATCGCCTATCCCCCATTCGGCATAGACCTCGCCATAGGCCAATGCGCCGTCATATGCGTCTTGCCTGTACCGCTGGAAGATGACGCCCTGCCCAGCCCTTGACGATACCGGCGGGGTACCAGTCAGGACTATCCGCGCGTCCGGGCTTGCGGTTAACGTTGGCGAAAGCGCCGCCCACGCGTCCTCATTCATTTCCTGTGCCTCGTCCAGTATGAGCCAGTCTGCCGAAAACCCGCGCCCGCTTATCGACGACCTTGTAAAAAACAGCACCTTTGCGCCGTTGTCAAATATAAACGCCTCATCCCCTTTCCCAAGTGAGACGTTTACGCTTTCTGTCAAGTCGGGGTATTTAGGGTTTTCATACCACCGCTTGCGCATCCGGTTAAACTGCTCAATTGACGTTTTCACCTGATGCGACGTGTGTATTATCACATGCCCCAAAACCCCGGCCGCGTATAGCTCAAGTATCTCAAGGACTCCGTTTTTCCCGTTTTGGCGCGGGGCCGCAAACCCAACCTGAAAAACGTCTTCCGCGAATATCTGACCTATGACAAGCTCTTGCCAAGGGTCAGGCTTGAACCCGTATTCAACCGCCATATCGACGGCAAAGGGCCCGTCCCCGGTCTCAGGCATAAGCCCGGCCGAAAACGTAGGCCTCTGGTTGTCAATGCTCATTTGTACTTGCTTGTGTTCTTCCGGTGCCGCGTTTCGCTTTCCTGCCTGAACCGTTCAAGCGATGTCGGCTCTTTCGGCGCAGGCTTCCCAAATTTAAGCAGCATCTGTTGTTGCACTTGCATGATCTTGACGACGGCATTAACCGCCGACTCATCCCCTTTCTGCGCTTTTGGCATTATGCGCTTTAGCAAGTCGGAAAGCTGTACATACTGTTCTTTTATCGCGCTGCTTGTCTCTGGCAAATCTACCAACTCAGCCACCCCTCAGGCTCAACGCCCGGTTCTGTTTCCTTTACCCTTGCTGACGGCAATTTATCTGACTTTGCCCGGTTGCATTTCCTGTGCGTAAGCTGCATGTTTTCAAGCGCCACCGGATCGCCGCCTTTGCTCACCGGGATAATATGGTCTATCTCTGCGCTCATCGGATGGTACATTGCCAGCGTCTTATCGACTATGCCGCCGCATAAAGCGCACCTGTCTTCGTTGGCCAGTATCTTCTTCCGGTTACGGTAATAGGCCTGCTTGGCCGCACTGGACGGGAAGCGAACCTGTTTATCACTTGCCACCGCCTGCCCCCTATATCCGGCGCCTATATATTTTTAGCCA